ATGAAACTCAATTGGAAAGTGCGGTTTAACGCAAAAAACAAGGCATTTTTAGCCCGTTTTGCTGTAGCAGTGTTATTGCCTATCTTGGGCTATTACGGCCTTAAAACAAGCGATTTGACAACGTGGCAGGCTGTTTTAGATGTCATTGTCAAAGCTCTATCAAATCCTTACGTTTTAGGGATGATGGTTGTCAACGCAATCAACATCTTGCCAGACCCAACCACATCAGGTCTATCTGACAGTGAGCAAGCACTCACTTATACCAAACCAAAATAGGAGGCTCAGCATGAAGACGGTTTTAAAAAATCTAGCACTGGCTATTTTATCACTGCCCCTGATCGCGGTTGTCTTTTTGCTTAGCCCGTTTGTTGAGATTTTAGGAAAGGAGGAACAAGATGGCAACAGTAAATGAAGCTCTAAATAATGTCAGGGCTCACGTAAATTCTGGTAAGTCTATCGGAAATGGTGAGTGCTACGGCCTAGCCAGTTGGTATGAGTCCATGATTACCCCTGGTTCAGTCGTAGGGCTCGGAGCTGGCATTGGTTGGGTCACAGGAGCAATTGGCGATACGATGGCTGCCCACAATATCGGCTCATCATACAACTGGGCAGCAAACGGTTGGAATGTCTCAAAAACAGGGCCATTCAAATCTGGCCAGATTGTTACTATGTACGGCGGAACTTATGGACATGTTGCCATTGTTGAGTCAATTGACGGCGATAGGCTAGTTATTTTGGAGCAAAACTATGCTGGCAAGCGATATGTTACTCGGAATGTCTATAGTGCTTCATCATATGCCCGCAATATCGCCCACTATATCACTCCTCCTGGATCAGAAGTGACTCAAAAAACAGTCCCAACTCAATCCGCTGGAGCTCGAACTTATGCCGAAAGCGGAACAATGACAGTCATGGTCGATGCGCTAAATGTTCGCAGAGCGCCGAACACATCAGGCCAGATTGTAGCGACTTACACAAAAGGTCAGTCATTTAAGTATGATACAGTCATCATTGATGCCAATGGCTACGTCTGGGTATCCTATGTCGGTGGCAGTGGCAAGCGAAACTATGTTGCAACTGGTGCGACCCGTAATGGGTCTCGCTATGGTGCTGCATGGGGAACTTTTAAATAAAAAAAATTAAACCCTAGCGTTTGCTAGGGCTTTTTTGTTTGGAAATGTTTGGAGTTTGCTTTGTCATTGGTATCCTTATTTGGGCCAGATTATACATTTCTTCAGAGATTATCGGCTCATGGTTTCCTTGGTACAACTGACCGCGCCAACGAATTTTACCACAGTAGACCGGATTTTCCAGGATTCGTTTAATAGTGGCATAGTGCCATTTTTTATTTAAAACCTTTCTATCTGTCAGGTCGGAGGCGATAGTGTTTATCGTATCTCCGGCTATAAATCTACCAAATATATATATAACCCATTTGCTGTATTCGTTCTGATGATAATTTTCGTCTATATAATCATATCCGAGCGGAACGAATCTATCTACCCATGCCATTGGTTTGCCTTCCATAGCTCTACCAAGTTTTCCTAGTTGCATCCGCTCTCTGATTTGATCGCGCTCAAATTGAGCGAAAACTGCCAAAAATCCTATCATAGCCTTTCCAAGAGGTGTTCTCGTGTCGAAGCTTTCTGTCAGGCTAACAAATTCGATATTATTCTTTAAAAAAATATCTTCGATGATGTATAGGATGTCTTTCTGCGACCGTCCGAGTCTATCCAGCTTGTGTACGACAACACAGTCAAACAAACCATCCATTGCGTCTTCTAGCAATTTATTTAGAGCTGGTCTATCCATTTTCGCCCCTGTTATTTCATCGGTATAGATACTGAAAATATCAATATTGTTAGTTTCGCAATATGATTTTGCTGTCTTAGATTGCATGTCAAGTGAGTAACCTTCGGATTGCTCGAAGGTACTCACTCTTGTGTAAATTGCTGCTTTCATAGTCATAGTCCAACTTGAGCCCTGCTTCTGTTCGAGTACCAAATCTCAAAACTTTCTTTCTCCCAGCCAAATAGATGTCTAATTTGCTCGTGGAAATACTCAGTTGAAAGAGTAGCTATTACTTGCTTCTCGAAACATTTGAGGATAGCTGGAGAAAATCCGATACGATATCCCTCTTCGCGTAAAATCTCCATACATTTGCTAGGTATATTGTGTTTTTTCAGCATCTCCATATGCTGTTCAGATAGTACATTAGCAAGTACCTCATCGATGATAGCAAAGCACTTTTCGTTTTGAATTGCATAAAACCCTATTGTTTGTATAGTTATTGTTTTTGTTTTCATGTTATTTTCCTCGTTTCTGTTTTTAAAATGGATTATATGCTCCCTCAACCGTGTTTCCGATTAGATCATATTTAAGCAGACGGTAGTTGACGATTGGTCCTGTTGCTCCATCTCGCTCAACTATCAAGATTTCTGTATCAGATAGATTAAGTAGTTGCTTGCTTTTTTCAATGTAAACAGCTGGTTTACGGATTTTGTTGGTTTTTTCAACTTTTCCTTGGTCTTCAAGGATTTGCACTAAATCCCATACTAAGTTGTGTCCTTGGTTAGCTTGAGCGATAATTTCTTGTTTTTTCATGTTTTTTACCTCTTTCTTTTTTTGTTATTTCACCATGTCTATGATTTCTGCTTGTGTGTACTCTTTAAGTTCGTTGTTTTCTAATTTTACAAAATATTGTTCTTTATATTTTATGCTTGGGCAAATGCAGTAGATGACATTTTCTTTGATTTCCCAAATTTTAAAGAAACCGTCATCTTCTTTTGCATCAATAAATTTTCTGTCCAATTTATAAGTTGGATGAGGGCCAACAATTTCTGCTACCCAAGCCCCTTGACGTTTGCTGTAAGGCATTTCGATTTTTCCATTTACGATTGCTTTTTCCATTTCCCAGCTTGTTACATTAGTAACTGTTGCCATATGTCTACCTCTTTCTAATTTTTGAGGTACTAAAAAAAGTACCTGTTGCAATCAGCAGGTACTTTATGATATACTGTATACATCATTAGCTTTCTGCTGATGAGTTCCAGCTCTTAACGTGTCAGCTCGCCAAAGTAGTCACGTTAGGGGCTTTTTTTATTTTTCTTGATTATATGTTATCATAGTTTATAAACCATGTCAAGAGAAAAATCAATTTTTTTAAAAATTTTTTTCTCTTTCAAAAATTAGCTGTTTTAATTCCTGCAAATCGTCAGCCGTAGCATGCTTTCTAATAAAGCTTCTAGCGGTTCCGCGATAAGTTAGATAGTTGCGATGTTTACGCTTCTCTTCGTTGTTTAGCCATCGTTTAGTTGCTTCACGCTGTTGCTCTTGAGTTGCGTAGCCTCTACGCTTTTTAGTTTCTTTTTCCAATTTTATCTGCCTTTCTGTTGATGAGATAAGCTAGTAGATTAAAAAAACCAGCCATGCCTATCATAATAGCAATAATCTTCATTGCGTCCATCTTGCTTTCTCCTCTCATATATAGTATACTATGAGTAGAGGGAAAGCCGTTAGGCTTTCCATACTCAATGATTCTAGCGTTTGCCTTTCGTTTTGGACTTGATAGGCTTACGCTTTTTTGTTGCAATCAGGAGACTAATGCTTTCTATCAACTTTGCGATAGCTTCAATTAGTTTAGCTATGCTTGTCAATAGACTTGCTAGGACTCCCAACATAACGACCAAGGTTAGTACATCCAGTGGATTCACCTCCCTTCGTGGTTAGCTATCTGCTAACCTTGATTATAGTTTATCATAGTTTATAAACCATGTCAAGTATTTTGCTAAACTTTTTTAATTTTTTTGCCGTTTTAACAGAAAATTTTCAGATTGTCTGTTTTATCGGACTTTTTTGCGAATAGAGTAAGTAGGAGGAAGAAAGATGTTAGATCTAAACGAATTAAAAACAGCAATGGATAATGGACAAGTAGACCGTGAGCAGGTCAGGGTTGTCATCAGAGATGGCCAGATAGTGGATTTTCTGACAAACAGTGATAGTCCGCGAGAGGATGAGGAAATAAGAGTGATGCCTCTGATTGAAGTGCTGAGCGATATTTTTGAGATTTAA